TCCTTCAACCATGTCTCCTTCTCGGACAACCGGTTGTACGAATCAGCCCATGCCTTTGCGAACTTCTCCTGCTGCGCCTTCTGTTGTCGTTCGCTAGCAGACTTGCGGACTCCTTCGGCCTTGGCTCGCGCTGCCTTGGCCAACTGAGAATCGCCATCGGCCTCGAACTCCTTGGCCGCAGCCTCGTAGTCCTCCGCCGTGTAGCCCTTCTCATCGCGGAAAGAGTTGGTCTCCGCAGCCGTGGATTGCTCCCGCTGCTTGCCCCATTCCTCCCGCTCCCGCTTCAACGCTTCCTTCTCGGCTTTGATGGCCTCCTTCTCCGCGTTGATCTGCTCCCAGGTCTTGGCCTTCCGGTTCTGTTCCTGGGCGAACCTGCTCTTCTCCTTCTCAGCCTTCTGCTCGGTCTTGGCTTCTGGCTCCGATCGTTTGGTGCCTACCTCCTGCTCGCTTCCATCGATTTCTTTACCGGCGTTCCCCGCATCGGAGGACTCTTGCTCAACCGGAGCCGTCTCATTGGTTGTTGGAGACTGCTCCTTTGGTTGGCTGTCGATATCGACACCGGAATCGTAATCGTTGGCCAATGCGAGCATTGCATCGGCACTCAGTGTATCATCTGGCATGTTGTGCTTTTACTCGTTTGCTGGCCCGCACAGACCAACAACCGCAACTTTGATCCTATGTGTTCGTGGCAGAATCCGGATCATCATCCTGCCCCGTAATTGATTCTTGGTCGGCCATCACTTCGATGACCTTCACAAGACTGGCCTGACCCATTGCAAAACCCGATGAGTATTGCAAATGGTTTCGATCAGTTATGGCTGAAGCGTTCTGCATGAGAACGGTGTTCAGCAGGGCGTCCCGAAAGCGTTTCCCGGTATCGCTCTTGAAGAAAGTGTTCAGCGCATTGGCGTCTTCCTTGCGCCATGGTAGTGGATCGACCCACCGCTGATGCCGAGTGAACGTCCACGCGGCGCGGGCTCGTGCGATGAAGGAGATCATCACTTGCCTGATGCCTTCTTCCGACCGGCGGCGGCGCGGCGCATGAACTCTGCGGCCCCGAGTTTCTTGCGACCGATCCACGCGGCGAGGGCCTTGGGATCATCGGCACCCTCTTTCTTGAGCTGGGTGGCGAGCTTACTGAACTTGGATTTCTTCTTCATGTTGGAAATGGGTCACCAGGCGCGGCATGACCACGTTCTTGGCTTGGTAGGATCTTTGGCCGTATCGCAATTATGCCGTGCGCGGAAGTTCTTCCGGCGCTCCGGATCATCCCGCTTGATCTCCATCTTCGGATCGCCGAAGCGGACCTTGATCACGGTACCCTTCGGGGTACGAACATACACCGCCTTCTTCTTCCGCTCGCCCGGAGTGTAGAACGGCTTGTTGAGCGTGACCTTCTTGCCTTGGTACTCTGCCATATCAGTGGGCCTCTCCTCCGCTGAAGAGCGGTGATTCTTGGATCTCGTTGAGGTCGGCCACAATCGGCTTCTTGCGCTGGAACCGGATCTTCGGCGGCACACCCTCATCCAGCTTCTGCATGAGGATCGTCTCCGGCTCCGGTTCCTTGGGCGTGGTGGGCGCGATATTGATTTCGACGTAGGGGATTTCTTGGGGCGGGGTCATGTTCTTCTTCGCCTCGAACTCGCCGCACCAGTCGTTGGCATTGAGAGTGGGCCAGCAACTCGGTCTTCCCGCCGGTGGGAATCTGCGACAGGTCCCGTCCACACAATAGAACCGACAATCCTTACAGGTCACGGTGATCATCATCCTCACATCATCGGGGCTTGCTCAGCGACCGGAGCGGGGGGTTGCGGGGCGGCCTGAGCCGCGAGCAATCCCGTGCTCTCGAAGAACTTCTGGATCTCCTTCCGCAGCTTCCGCGCCTCGTTCGTGGCCACCTGCTCGTAGCCCTGCAACAGGCTGTCGATCCGCTGCATGAAGGCATTCTTGCTCACCGGGCTCAACTGCTGACCCTGCTGCATCGCCCCATTCAGGTACTGCATCAGCACCCCGATCCGGCCCGCATAATTCTGGCCCGGCTTCGCGGGCACCGGGATACCCACCAGCAATGTCGGGATCGTCTTGGTCTCGTCCTCCAGTTCGTCCTGCTGCTTCTGGCCCGGATCCCGGAGCAATCGCTTCACCAGGCTCGGGTCGTCCAACTCCATGATGCTCTTGTCCAGCTCCACCTGATCCACCCACGGGCTATTCATGAACAACTGCTTCCGATTGACCGCCTGCTGGATCATCATCTGCCGGCTCACCATGTCCATCCCGCCCTTCGGCTCCAGCTCGTACTGATCGTGCAACGCCACCGGGTCCGCCTCCAGCGAATCCTCCGCGAACCGATACCTCAGGCTCTTGCTATCATACTGCACGTACAAGCCCCACGCCTGACGGTACAGCTTGCCCAGCGCCATGCGGAACAGCCGCGCCCTGAGATCCCCGCTCTGCATCGCCTGCGCGTTGATGCTCTGGATCTCGGTCGCGGTACGCCTATCGCTCCCGCCGCTCATCACGCTGCCCATCGCGTAATCCGGGCTCCCGATCCGGTTCTCCGCCACCGCTCGGGTCTGGTTCAGCTCCTGATCGAAGCTCACCGGCGGCTGCGGCATCTGCACAGGCGCAACCCCGTAGGGGAGGATCTGACCGGGCTGGAACCTGAGATTGATGCTGTTCGGCAACTCCCGCTCCGCCCGAAACAACGGGCGATTGTACAGCGTCATCGCGTCATGCTTGTGGTTCCACATCGAGGTCATGGACAGCTCGAACGGAGCCAAGATCTCGCACACGCCTCTTGGGCTGAACCAACCCTTGTCCTTGATCTCGTACGGGAAATCCACGAAGGGCAGTTGGCCATGGTCATAGGGCAACTCCATGGGGTCCCGCAGATCCAGATCCACCGCCGCCGGACTATAGAGATACACCTCCCACACCCCGTCATCCCGCTTCCGATACACCTCCCACACGATCACCCCATCGGTGTTGCTCGTGTACGTGATGCCCTCGCGCAACTGCTTCGCATCATTCTCCTCCGCCGCCCCCGGAATATTGTCATCCTCCTGCGGATTCCCCCTGATCTTCTCGATCGTCTTGGAATCACTCTTCCACCCGAACTGGCCAGCCATCCGCTTGTACGCATTGACGCTCATCGGCATCACATGCACCGCCCAGTCCGCATCCTGCAAATCCGTGGTGTACGGCGGCACCACGAAATACATCGGGTCCACCGCCTCGAACCCCACCCGCTTATCCCCCGGATTCCAGAAACACTTCATCACCCCACGCCCACTCATCAGCGTGTAATCCACCCACGAGAGCACCTCATCCACGAAGTTGGTCTTCTCCCGGATCTTATAATTGAACCAGTCCTCCGCGACCTTCGTGTACGCATTCAACTGCTGGCGCATCGGCACAAAGCTGGCCACCACATCCATCCCCAGCGCCTGCTGCAGGAACAACGGCTTCAGCTTCTCGATCGCCGTGTCGATCAGCGGCCAATGCAGATCCGCCGCCTTCGGCCAGGGCTTGTTCGTCCGGCGCAACCCGTGATGCCTCAACTCATACCACCGAGTCTGCCGCAACTCCCACGGGCTCCGCTGCTCGACCGCCATCACGATCTGCCCCTGCAAAGCACTCCGCTGTTTGTCGCTCATCATATATAGTCCTCCCCTCCTCTTACCCACCCACCTCGCAACCAGCAAGCGCAACCCCCTCAGGCTCGATCGCGCCCAGCTCATCCTCCATCCGCTCCAAGAGACTCCGCCCATCCTCGCCCACAGCCTTCAGATACTCGTCCATCCGCTTCCCGCCACCGCCGCAGAAGGCCAGTACCATCGCATCCGCCCTGTCCGGACTGTTCACCCCGCGTGCGCGAAGCTCGTCCTTCCCCTCCAGCGTGAGCTTCCCCTTCCCGTTCGTGCGCACCTTCCGGCTCACGAACTGTTGGAGGAGCACCTCGTCCGTCCCCACCGGCCCAAGATTCACCTTCCCCTCCTCCACCATCCGCCCGAACTCGATCCACATCTCCGCCGCACGATTCACGAACTGATCATCCCGTATGGCCCGCTCCCCGAAATTCACCCGGCGCACATCCCACCCCTCCGCGCGGAGCGCGTCACACATCACCACCCCCATCCCACCCACATCCGCATAGATATCCTCCGCCTTCAGCTTCCACTTCCGAAACTCCGCTATGAACCGCCCCACACTCGCCATCGTGTCCTTGTCCCGCCAACGGATCAGGCCCTTCACCGTGTTCCCCTGCCGCACCACCATCACGCTCTCGTCCCCGCCGGCTGAGAAATCACACCCCGCCGTCAGCCGGTGGCCGTCCGTCTCCTCCTTCGGTGGGCCACTCACAACCCTCTGCCAGTCCGCTGTTTTGACAGCGGTGAGGCTCCCGTCGTCCTCCATGAACTCCGCGTAGATCATCGAGCGCACCAGCGGATGACCCTCGCCCCAGCGGGCCATCTGCTCCTCAATCCACTCCTTCCGGATATGCGGACAATCATAAGCCGTCACCGTGAAGGTCTGCCACTTGCCATCATTCCGCCGGAATACCTCGTAGAAATACCCGCTGCTCCCCCCAGGGCTGCTCATCAACAACGTCCGCGTCGGCTGGCACCGCTCCATCGACTGGAATATCCCGTCCGGCACCGCCTTCGCCTCATCGACTACGTACATCAAGTCCTGGCTCGGCCCCTGCACATGCCAGCCCTCCGCCTTCTCAGGGTTGCTCGCCGAGAACCCAATGCACCGACTCACCAGCTCCTGACCATCCACTTTCTTCGGATACACATACCTGATCTCCCCATCCTTGATCGAGAACCCATTCTCCTCGCCACCCAAGCCATTGATCATCTTCCTCAGATGCGGCCACAACGCGTCGGCCACCTGCCGGTACACACCCGCCGTGCACACCACCAGACTCCCCGGCCAACGCAACATGTGCCAGACCACCGCTGAAGCCGCGACCATGCTCGTCTTGCCCGAACCATTCGCAGCTTTGAGAGCTACCTTCGCATGCTTCTCGTTCAACGCGCCCAACACCGCCTCCTGCCAGGGGTACACATCACGTAGGCCAAGCATCATCTTCGGGAAGTTCTTGAGCTGCTGAGCCTCCTCGAGGAGCTTCCGCTGCTTCCACGCAGGGATGTGCGAACCCATACCCAACGAAGGGGATCGCTTACGCTTTATTTGCTTGACGGGCATAAAATTGAGTGTGTGGCGGGGAGGGGGTATACAGGTAACACCCACCCCCCTCTTGGGGGTCCTAGTCCCCCCGTGGTGTTATTTGCTGCCTCCGAAGGCTCCGAGTAGGGCACCCGATACCGATAACTCTTTCCCTCCTTTTCCCGTGTGTTCGAGTTGTGCGCGGGCAACGTACCCACGGGTTCTCTCCAACAGCCACGCGGAGCCTTGCCAGCCGGGACCGCATGAGCGGACTACGGAGGTGAGGTCATACTCGCCCCTAGTTTTCGCAGCATCGATCTCCTCTTTTCGTTCAGGGTATCGGAGCAAGTACTTGGCGAAGGTTTTATCCGTCATGCCCGCAAGATGGCATAGGCGATCGAAAGGGATCCCGAGTGAAGCGCCGTCGAGGACTCGGTTCCAATCGGAAGGAGCAACCTCCTTTGGCGGAGGACCTTTTTTTAGTGGCTTCCGGACGGAAGAAATAGGTGTCCCCTTCGTTTTACCCTCCTTTCCCTTAACCTGGACGATTGCAACGGCCTCGCTTTCCATATCGGCGCATTCTCCTTCCATTCTCCCCCTTGCAACCTTTTTGTCGTCCGGTATTGACAACAGTCATCTCC